ATTGGATATATTGAAAATAACTTAGATATAAATGATATCACAATTTACTTGTCCCGGTAGTTCAACTGGATAGAATACGAGTCTTCTAAACTTGGGGTTGCAGGTTCGAGCCCTGCCCGGGACACCAAAATTATGTAAGTAGTGTGCGATCCTGCACGGCGCACCAGTTTTTAGGAAATAATATGGACGAATTGAATCTAAAACTTGTAGTATCGTCATTTGTTTGGGCAAATGTGGGCAGTCAGGATATGCCGCTATGGAAAACGATTGGTGGTAAAGAATACATTGTCAAATATTTCCAGGGTGAGCCAACATTTGAAATGATTAATGAGGAACTTGATAAAGTTGCCCATATGTTTGAGGGTGGAGACGCCTTCACTAGAGAAACTGTTGCTGGCTTCGAAGTTTATTTTGCCGATGCGCCCACAAATTCTGAAACATTTCAAGTTAATCTAAATGGCGCAATCGATTTTCCGCCTATAGACCTCAGCTCAGTAGATGTCACAGAAGAATTGGATGCTATACTACCGTAGTATTATAAATATGGGGTACACTATAGAGATGGACCCTTATGTTATCTTTCAGACAATATCTTTCAGAAGAGAAAAAGCCAGCCGCTGGCATTCAACACATTGAACATCCGTCGGATAGAACATTCGACAATAAGGACGCCGCACACCACGCACTGGCAACTCTGCGTGGTGTTGCGCATGGGAAAACACCTATCACTCGCAAGATTGATGATAGAATGTCCTTTCATGCCGTGCGCACCGAAGATGGTAGAGTTGGTGTAAAGTATAAGGGCCCGGGTGCCCACTATAATTTCTCTGCTTCTGATATCGACAAGCAACATGGACACAAACCATATCTTGTTGGTCCTATGAAGGCATTACACAAACATCTAGGCAAAGTTTTACCTAAGCATCCTGGTGAGTATCAGGGTGGCTATATGAGTGAACCTCATAACCGCGAAGTTAAAGATGGTCATGTTAGCCATACGCCTAATACGATTGAATATCATACTCCATTGCATAGCGAAGAAGGTCAGAAACTTCATAAGTCTAAAGTAAGTATGACTGTTCATACCGAATTGAAGGGTGAACATAAGACCCCTCATCCTATCACAAGCACCTCGCATTTCCAATCTCATCCAGACGTTCACATGGTACAACATCTTGTGGCGCCACATGAACGTAAACTTTCTTCCGAAATAAAGACATCGGCTGAACACCATTTGAACTCGGCAGAAAAGTTGATGAAAGACCACTCATATCATCACCTTTCTGGTCACGAGATTCATCTCCGCTCTTACGTCAATAAGACTGTTACTAGTGGCGAAACACCGTCTGTTAGTGGATATAAGAAGCACCTCGAGGCTGTCCATCAAAAGAGAATTGAAGGCGTAAAGACTGCCGCTGCTAAAGAGCGCAAGGCGGAAGCAATGAAGGTTGATGTTTCTCATGTTACGAAAAACAAATCTGCTTTCGAGAAATCGCTGGCCATTCACCATCACCTACAACAAGCAACTAATCATCTAGCACGTGGTCTAGACCATGCTGGCGGGGGTGGATTCCACACTCGTATCGGTGGTAAGGCATCCGGTGGCGAAGGTTATGTCGCTAATGGTCTGAAGGTTGTCGACCGCGAAGGCTTCTCAAAAGCTAACCGAGAGCGTAGTGCAATTCTAAGAGCAAGCAAGGGTAAATAATGGCTGACGTTCATCATCATATCACACAAGGTAGAATGAACCCAATCACCGTTGGTCATGAAGCCGTCGTCAATCAAGTTCGTAAGACTGCTGGTTCACACGGACATACAATCGTTCTCACTGGCACACATGATGCCAAGAAGAATCCTTTGACACCTGAACAGAAGTTGAAACATGCTAAGAGAGCATTTCCTGGTGCTAATGTTCGTCTGCTAGATAAAGAACATCCAACTCTATTGCACCAACTGTCAAGGTTGCACAAGCAGGGCGTCACACATTTGCACTTGCACGTTGGTTCGGACCGAGCCCATGAGTTTCATGCGCTGACACATAAGTATAATGGTAAAGAAGGTCGTCACGGTCATTACGACTTCAAAAAGATTACTATTCATACAGTAGGTAAAGAGCGTTCGGATGCCGACCCTGGTGTGGCAGGCGCTTCTGGTACGAAGATGCGCCAACATGCATCTGCTGGTAATGAAAAAGAATTTCATAAGATGGCACCTAGTGCCATGTCTACTAAACATAAGCACGAACTCTACAAAGATGTTCGCCATGGTATGGGGCTCCATGAAGCAATGTCCTTCAAGAACTTTCTAGGAGTCTAAAATGGCACAAATAATCAAACCGCATAATGGTGCACCCAGTGAATTTTTTGAAGTAGTAGTTACTGCCGACCAATTTGGTAATGTCACACATCCTGGAAATCCCGGAGGTACCGCAGTTGATGCATTTGGTCGTCAACGTGTATCAAATCCATTTACCCTTTTTGATTCTTCGCATAGATTTAAAGATAACAATCTCTGGGTAACAGCAACTACAGGAACTGCAACGGCGACATTCAATGCCAACCAAGGGTTGGTTGACTTGACGGTGAATAATGCAGAAAACGCTGAAGTTGTTCGAGAAACCACAAAAGTTTTCTCATACCAACCTGGAAAATCTTTATTAGTATTGAATACATTTGTTATGTCACCAGCGAAAGCAGGTCTCAGACAAAGAGTTGGTTACTATGGCGCCAAGAATGGGATATATCTAGAACTAGACGGTTCTGTGTTGTCTTTCGTCAAAAGAAGTTTCGTAAGCGGTGGTCTGGTCGACACTAAAATAGAACAATCAACATGGAATATTGATACGTTAGACGGTAATGGACCTTCAGGTATCACATTAGACATTAGTAAAGCGCAAATTTTATGGATGGATATTGAGTGGTTGGGTGTTGGTTCAGTAAGACTGGGTTTTGTTATTGATGGGCAGTTTATTCATTGTCACACAATTCACCATGCAAATATAATTGCATCAACATATATTACCACTGCATCTTTGCCATTAAGATATGAAATAAAAAATACAACTGCTACTTCAGGTAGTAGCACAATGAAACAGATTTGTTCCACTGTAATTTCTGAAGGTGGTTATGTTTTATCAGGAGCGCAACAGGCAATTGGCATTCCAGTAAATTCGCCGAGAACATTGGGGACTGCTGGAACATTTTATCCTGTTATTGGTCTCAGATTAAAAACATCAGGAGATTTCTTAGATGCAATTATAATTCTTACCGCACTCTCTGTGATGCCAATATCCACGGGTGCATATAACTGGCAAATACGAGCATCTGGCACCATTACTGGTGGTGAATGGGTGGATGCTGCTGTTGACAGTGCCGTGCAATACAATATTACGGGCACTTCTAATTCTGGTGGAAGAATTCTTGCAAGTGGTTTCTTTAGTGCATCAAACCAAGGAACTACACAGATAGATATCTTGAAAGAAGCATTATTTAAGTTCCAACTCGAAAGAAATAGTCTGACATCCACTCCATATGAACTCACACTTGTTGTTGCTTCTAATAGTTCCGATGACACGGTAGTTGCTTCCATGGACTGGGAAGAAATTTCTAGATAAATATAGGATAATTGAGGGAAATTGAAATGCTCAGAATGATTCCATTGCCAT